CTCCAAGTGTTGCCCACTCAAAATTTTCCACAGCCGTATGGAATGCCTGAAAAACCCCGTTTAAGCTTTCAGCCACCAACAGTCCTAAGTTTTCCCACGGTATATGCTCCATCATGCTGTTTAAGCTTTGTGATACTGCCTCACCTATACTATCCCAGTCAACCGTTTCGACAAACCCTCTCAGACCCTCTATCTTCGCCTTGAAGTACTCGCCTAAGGTTGCACCAAACAATTCCCAGTCTATAGTACTTACCATGCCGTTTAAGCCATCTCCCAAAGCCTTGCCGAGAGCATACCAGTCTATTTGAGTCAAGAGTAAATAGAGTGTATGCAGAATTGTATTTACACCTGTTCCAATCATGACACCTATAGCATTCCAGTCTATTGTTGCCACGAGTGAATTGAACATAGTTGTAAATGCTGTTACAAACTCCGTTATTTTTCCGCCCAAGTTATCCCAGCTGATAAATTTAGTGAACATTCCCACAGCGTCATTTATCTTTTCGCCTATAAGCTTTCCAATACCTGCAAAATCCCCGGCGTTGAATAAATCTTTTAACTGCTTTGCAAAGTCGCTTATACCCTTATTTATCTCAGCTGTTTCGAACATATTTGCAGGAGATACGGCACCGCCGCCACCTCCTCCGCCACCTCCTGAACCCTTGTTGGCATTCAGCTGTATTTGCACAAGATCATCAAAAGGTGCAAGTGCTTTTTTAGCCTCTTGGCCTGCTTTCTTTGCAGCTCCACCTGTACCTTTTAGACTCTTTGCGTAATCCTCATTGGTTTTCTTGGCTCTTATAAAAGTTGTCTTACCACCTAATGCTGAAAAGAACTGATTTATATAGCTTAACGCTGTTGCAAGTAAACTTATAAGGGCATTTAATGCAGGAGCCACAGCGGTTAAGATAGGAGCAAATGCAGCTGCAAAGCTGTTCTTTAAATACCCCATTGAAGACATAAGCCCTGAAAGAGTAGCGTTTGCTTCGCTTGAATACTGCACAAGGTTCTGAAATCCTTCTTTGACTCCCTGTATAACTGCACGCATGGCCATTCTAAGTAAAAGCATTTTAAACATATTTGAAAGCTTTAATATGCTTTTGCTCACACCGTTTGATGCGCCATTAATCTTTTTAGTGTTAGCCACAAAGCTTCTTATTTGTGAAGTCATCTTTGAGCCTATAGACCTTGCAAATTTTAATGCTGCACTTGTTGCCCTATTAAATGCTGCTTGTGCTGTCGCTCCAAAACTTTTGAGAGGTGTTCCGACAGTTCTTTCTCTTTCTTCGGTTTCAGCAAGTCTTTGCCTGTACACTTCTAACTGACTTGTGAGTTGCTGAACTCTATTTGCCCTGTCTGTATATGCAGCGCTATCCGCTCCGGATGTAAACGCTTCTCCATCAGCCTTCAGTATTTCCATCTCGTTTCTGTATACTTCAAGCTGTCTTGTGGTCTGCTCTATGTCATATTGTAAGGTTTTCCATCTACTGGAATTATGACTTACCCCCATAGCATCCATTTTTTCCTGTCTTGCCATGAGCGCTTCAAGCTTACTACTTGTTGCATCTATTTGCTCTTGATACCACTTGTATTCGTCTGTTGGTATCTGAGATTGCCCAATTTCGGCCATCTCCGCCGTAAGTCTTTGTATTTTAGCTTCGGTTTGCTCTATCTGATTATTTAGATTAGTTATCTTTGAACTGCCGCCAAAGCTTCTTTCTATCGTGCTCCCTGCTCTCTCCATATCTGCCTGGAGAGTTCTAGCAGCGCTTGAGAGTGTACTTACACCTTGCTCAAATCCTGTGGTATCAACTCTAGTATCGAATCTTAGACTTCCATCACTTCCACCACCTGCCAATGTTACACCCCCTTTCTAAAAATAAAAAAGGGCTCTATGAAATGCCCTAATTCAACAAACTGTTTAAGTAATCTATTTCCGCCTGTTCTTCCTCGGTATATCTTGCCTTTATGTCGCATATATTTTTATTGTGAGAATAGAAATCCTGCTCCCATTTTTCAAGTTTCTTTCCTCGCATTTTCTTTTGCCTTATGGCCAAGACTGTTGAAAATGTTCCGCCTTCAATCTCCATAAAGTAACCCATAAAGGTCCACCAGTGAAGATATTTTTCTGCTCTCACCTCTTTACTTGCAACACGGTTTACTGCCGGAAAGATAATAGTTGCGTCCTGTACCCAATCTATTACCTTTCTTTGCTGTACTTCGTTGTCGGACTTTCCGCAATCGACGAACCATTTTGCCTGTTCTAAAGCCTCTTCTATGTTAGAGCTTGATACTTCTCCGTAATTAGTGCCGTATACCCTTTTCAGAAGTATATAAAGTCGTTCTTTGTCGTTTATTTCAGGATCCTCACAGGCTTCCAAAAATACAAGTATATTTCTAAAATCAGTATTTATCTGATACTCTTTTCCCTCAACGGTTAATGTAGTCGGTAAGCAACCTATCATTTTGATCCGTCAATATACTTGTCTAACCTTGCCTGATTCTTCTTTGCGTACTTTTCGATTGCAGGCTTCATAATATCTATAAGACCGTCAAATACACCTTCAAACAAGTATTTTTGCCCTACGATACAAAGTGGTGACTGCCCGTCAAAGATAGTGTCATACACATCAGCATTGAATACCTCGTTAAAGGCCTTACGCATAGCAGAGGTAAAGTCTGCTATGTATGCGCCATCTTTTTCTAATCCGCTCTTTGCTGTTCCGTCAGGATTGAGTTCTACATCCTCAGGTACACTGTAGTTCTCAAAGTCCTTTTGCATTTTCAATATTCGGTTGATTATCTCAGGATCTGCAGGATTAAACCTGATTACTCTGTCAGGATCATCATTGACTGTAAAGCTCTCCCTACCGTCATTAAAAGATAGATTCTTCATTCGTGTAACTCCTATCTATGTTCTTAATCAGCTGTAAATGTCTTTGATGTTAATACAAACTTGCCCTTTACCCTGTTACCTGTGTAATGAATGTTAAAAGGTATCTGATAGCCTGTAGTATCTCCGCCGTAGCTTGAAATCTCAATAATTGCATCTTCCTTGTATGCAACATATGTTCCCGGTGTTCCGCTATCCTCATCCCAAAGATGAACCTCTACAACATCAGTGGTAAGGTCGTCAAGTGTTTGACGCTCATCTATGATAGCCTGCAACCTTGTGAATAACGGATCTCCTACCTCAGCATAATAAGGCTCTACAGATGCCTCAGGCTGGTATGTGGTAAGATTTACAGATGTCTCACCTAAGATATTACTCTTCTTCTCTGTGTTGGCATTCATCTCAATCTTATACTCTTCAAGGTCCTTACCTAATCTTGCATAAGCTGCAGGAGTACCCGACTTATTTGTATTTATAAAGTGCGCCATGAACTTACGCTTAATTTTTCCTGTTACTGCCATGTTTATTCCTCGCTTTCTAATTTATACTCGGCGTAAATTTGTAATTGATACATTACGCCATCATTTATAGTTTCCCCAACTAAGCCCATGCTCATCGCATTAGCAGTTGTAGCTTTTAAAAATATTCCTTGCTTTTCCTCGCCCTCAACTTCAAAGGTTACAAGCTCCTCAGGTAAATGCTCTAGCCAGTACGATAATTCGTATAAAAAATTACTATTGGCCAATCGGTTGTAATCTGTATAAGACTGACCAATAGCATACAACACAAAATTATGTTTTCGTATCTGTGTACCCTGTATATCTTCTTTTACAAGGCTGTCACCTGTGCTTGATAGACCGTAATTCGTCGGCTGTGGCTCTGTAAAGTCAATATGCACATCATCGCCCACAAGGAATTCCGATATCTTAGGGTAAGCCGTAAGCTTCTCCCTCATAAAGTCTATGATCGTCATATACTGCCCCTGTCTATCAATGCCTGTGTGGCCTTGAGTATATCTTCCTTGTGGTCAGCCTTCATTCTGTCAAAGAACTTCTTACCACGCATAGGTGCTCCGAAGAACTGTAGTTCCCTTACAGGGCTTGACATAACCTTAGTTACTCCCTTCCTTGATCTCCATTCGCCTGCGTATGGACCTGCTTTTATCTTAAAACCTGCTGTTTTAAATACAGGATCCACATACACAATACCTTCATGCAGATAATGTGCATACGGTCCGGGTATATCTATCTGTCCACTGCCTACCACTGTAGCCATAGCCATCATGTGCTCAAGCTCTCCGCTTTGTCTTCTTGGCATGTAATCGCCCATATAACGCATAGTTTCAGTATCAACGAAAGACTGCACAGTATTCTTTAGTCCTAAGCCCTTATCACGCATTATTGCATCTGTTGGCTTTATATCTAAACTTCCATCAAACATAAATACCTACTTTCCTGTTAATTCATAGTGCTGAACCGACTTACTGCCGTACAATCTTTCATCTACTGACACTAGGGTTAAGGCCTTGTGGTTTGTCTTTAGCTTTGCTATGCCTTCTGCAATAGTTGCCTGAGAGGTGTTATCAAACTCAAAATCAATAACACCTTTAACTATTAAATCCTTGCCCTTTGTAAAGTTAATAGCTCCTTTAAGACTGCTAAGGGGTATCATAACTAATGCTGTACAACTGCCCCTTTGCCCTGTTTTAATGAATGTAGAGTGTTCTACATCTTCCCAGTACACATTTTTTACTACTCGCCTTGTGAACTTCTCAAACTTTCCCTCTTTAGTACATAAGTACAATGTGATATTTGAATTAGTAAACATCTTACAGCCCCCTATAACAAAGACCTGTATTGCCTAGCCATTTAATTACAATATCGTACTGTTTAGACTTGAAAGACTCTTCTCTATCTGCTTTACTTGAAAAGCCGACAGAGTAGGATCCTATTCGTTCAGATGTCTTATTTCCTGTATCCCTTGACTGTGATTCATTTTCACATATTAATTCAGCCAATTCACAGCAACAAAATTTTACATTTAGCGGGACATCCTCCACTCCTTCAAGCCTCCCAAATGTGTACATGTCTATTAGCCTGCTTGCGCTTCTGGCATAGTAATCGAATCCGGCACTAATGGTCGGATTTTTACCCTGCAAATATTCATTTGTATAAAAGTTATTACCCGCATACCTTACCATCAGTGCCACGCTCCTATTCCTTTGCCTTCTTTGCCTTTGCTGCTTCTGCCTTTAAAGCTTCATTCTCTGCCTTCAAGGCTTCGTTCTCTGCCTTAAGTGTCTCAATAATGTCCTCGGCCTTTGCCTCTGTACTTACTCCCATTCCTATCTGTCTCATGCAATACTCCTTCCTTATGCCTTATGGCTTAGATAAATACCTGCAACCTTATTCTTGTATGCATCTACAAGACCATACTTACGATACTTTGAGATGTAAGAATCAGCGTTCGGGTTGTTCTCAGGTGCAATAATGTCTGAAGCTATATGCTTATCAAACTTAATAATTGCCGGCTTATGTACGATCATAAAGTTGATATCCTTACCACTTGCAGCCTTCTTATAGTGACCAAGCTCCTCGCCTGAGCTCTTTCCGTCAAGCAACTCTATAACTGTATAGAATCTTGACTGTGGCACTGCCTTCTTCACCATAAAGGTATCAAGTATCTCTCTTGACTTTGTAGTATCAAGGGACATAACACTGTTTAACAATGTTGGAGTTGCGTACAAAATTCTGTTATCAAGTGGTACCTCATCCTCATCCATCTTGTTCTTCGCCTCAATAAGTGCAGACAAGAAATCAGATGCATTTGCATATGTTGCAGGTGTTGCCTTTGATATTCCTGTAAGTCCAGCAAGTGTAGCAAATACAAAAGCATCCGCCTCAGGTGCTACCTTCTCCCTCTGAAGTGTTGCTCCTGCCATACCGAAAGCGATGTTGAATGTCTCCTGATCATCCATAGTATCAACGGATATCTTTGTGCCTCTGTCATAGTTAAATGTTGCTGTCTTCCATACAACATTTACAGATCCGTTTGTGTATCCGCTGTTTCTGTCATAGTCTCCAAGTCCTGATACCTCAATCTGTGGGTACAAGATTTCCTTTGCATTTGCTCCGGCTCTCATCATTGATGCGTCACTGGTTAGATCCGCTGTGACAGATGCATTCTTGTAGACCTCATCAAGTAGGTCCGTATAATTTTTTGCTAACGTAATATTGTTTGCCATGTTTATTTATCCTTTCTTATTTATCCGAGGTACTTAACCCCATTGCAGCCCTTAGCGACATAGTGTTTGCATCCATACCCGTACTGCTTCCACCTGTAGGAGCGGTAGGATTGTGAATAGGTTCATCACTCCCGAAAAGATATGAATTTTCCTTCTGACAAGCTTCCAAAGCGGTCTTAATATCTGTAGTTCTATCTTTACTTGACTTAAGTGCATCTACATCAAGTAAGGCTCTAACAGCTTTCGCGCTCTTTCCGCCTGCTGCATTGATAGCAGCTTCAAGAGTGGAATCAAATTGCATATCCGCAATCTTGCCTTCATATTCGGCTTTTGATTCCTCGTACTTCTTCTTGTAATCTTCAACCTGTGCTTTTACCTGATCGTAATCCTTAAAGCCCTCAATAGTCGTGTTAGCCTCCTGCAGTTGCGTCTTTACCTGCTCAAGCTCTGCTTTAATCTGAGTTGCCTCACTCTTTGCAGCCTCAATATCATTGCCGTTCTCGGTCATAATGCTGTCAATCTGCTCTTTTGTGAGTCCCATGTCTTCTAATGACTTTCTTTTCATTTGCTTTCCTTTCTTCACTACACTTTTTACGAGTTCGCTCTCATGTGCTGACTGTTTTACGTCTAATCAACTGACAAAATTGCATTAAAAAAGCACCCTATTTAGATGCTTTAATTACGCTTTAAACTCTCAACCTTTCAAGTTGTTGCGGTAATCCCATATCCTTAGAAAACTCCGCATATAAAGCCTTAACAGATTGTAGTTTACTTTGCTTTGCAATGAGTACATCTTTATCTACTTCCGCACGGCTAAGCAATAATACATCCTGCTTTAGTTTTCTTATAGTCCTTTCAAGCTTTCTTTGATACTGTAAGGCATCATAAACAGTGTACTCTTTGCCTCTAAACTCCTTTGGAGTATTCTCTTTTTCGTTCTGCTCTTTTAGCCATTCATCTGTATACTTTCGCTTTGATGCGCCTTTAACAAATGGCCACTTGATGTGATAGCAGTTGATACCGGCAAAGCCTAATATATCACCTTCACCGCATATAGTAATCATTTCCTGCTTTGAATATACTTTACCTTGCCATTCTTGGTGGTTTTCAATGCCCACACCCTTGTTTCTTGCCCCGGGGTGCCAATCGACTTCAAAGTAATCAGTATCCAACTTCTTTGCGTTGCTCTCATTGATTTGGTTAGTCATCTGTGCGACACCCGTCATCAGGGCACGCCTTGCAGCAACTTCTATGCGGTCTGTTTTGCCTGAGGCATAATTTACCACCCTAAGACCGCTATTCGTCATTTCATCAATTACAGAGCCTATAGCTTGGCTATATGTATATGCTCCGCTTGCTATACCTATAAGGCTTTTATCAAGACTCTTTGCAAAGTAGTCGGACAACGGAGTAAATACAAGCTTACCATTCTGCACAATTTTAAATCCTGTAGTTCTTGTTATGTTCTCAAATGGCTTTAATTCTTCCTTGGTCTGCTCTCTGGTGGCATTTACTAATTTTTTCAGCCACTCATTATCTTCATAGGCTAAATACTCCCTGCCTGCTTTAGTAAAAAGGTCCTTGTGCGTTATATAATCAGCTTCAACGGCCTTATCATATATCTTGTCTATATCAATGTTAGCCTGCTCAAGCTTTTCTTTTAATAGCTTCTTTATGCTTGAACCATTGCGATCTAATACCGTAAGCCTATCAAGCATATGTTCACCAACCGGAGCAATCTCATAAGCCTTCTTAATTCTGTCTACTACTTCGCCCATTACCTCAAGCTCAAGCTTTGATATAGTTTTCTCAAGCGGCTTAGGAAGCTTCTCCATCTCCTGTGGTGTCATTTGCTTACTCCTCAGTCAATACTGGCTCAGGCAGATTTTTCTTTGCCTCCGATTCCGTCTCTCCATACCACTTACAGCGATACTCCAATAAGGACATAACACCCATAGCCACATCCTGCCTATCCTGCTGCCTCTCTGTCTCTTCGTCTACAAGAATACTATCCTTGAATGTGCATACAAATTCATAACCTGTTTTTGTAAGCCCGTTATAAAATGCCAGTGCATATACTAAATCCTCTAAACAGTCCTTTAAGTTGGACTGTATCGCCTTTACTCTGTTAAACTTACGCTTCTTTGCAATCTTCGCTTCCGTGGCCGTCTTATCGACCTCATTGACATCTGACAAATCGCCATAAGACAGACAAGAATTAAATTCTATTCTTCTAAGATATGCATTCAAACCGCTTATAATGTTACTATCTCTAAATTCAGGACTGTACTCTTGATATATATCGTCTCCATTACCCTTGGATAAGTTTAATGCTCTGTACAACCTTTCGGACAACTTAGGCATCTTGAAAGTCTTATTACCTTCTTTACCTATAATCGGCACAGCTTGTAATGCTGTAATATCCACATGCACGGCTCTCTCACCGCTTTCAAACTCCCAGTCAAGTCTTGCAAACTGCGTATCCGTCATCTTTATAAGATTTATGGAAGTATCAAATACCGATACTCCACAAGGTGAGTTGTCCACCGTATTCTTTATAGGGTTTCTGTAATATCCAAAGTCAGGCTTTTCTACTCCCGTGTAAAATACATCTTCAGGAAGATTTGCCCATTCTTCTATATCCGTCAAAGCAATAGGCGAACCGATACTGTTACCGTCTGAAGACTTATAAGCTTTATTCTGTATCCTTAGAGTCTTATCTTCTTTCCATTCGTGGTATTCAAGTCTTATATAAAAAGTGCTTTCGCCTACTCTTTTAACCTGTATAAATACAACGCTTGTAAGCCTATCTTTTGAGTTAAATACAAGCGGTATAAATCTGTCCGCTGTTATGTACTCGACTGCATCGCCGCCTAAGGGTTTTATACAAAAGGATCCTAAGCCTAAACCAAGTTGCAGGTTCTCATTAAGTGCCCTGATAGACTCTTGAAATATCACATCTACCTGTTCAATTGATACGCTTGCCTCCATCTCATTAAGACATACATTCGCAAACTCCGTACAAATGCCCTGCTCTATCATCAAAGAACTTACCTTGTTATCAATCCAAGAGGCTTGGCCATTATACATAGCGTTCCATGTCTCTATTTTATTTATCATTGCTTGGCTGATTGCTATATCCTGCCCCAGTACCTGTTTTATTGTCTTTGCTGGAAACACTTTTCTAATCACCCCTCTTATCATTTCTATCAATCTGTTAAACATTTTACTGTCCTTTTTTCTTCCAGATTCGGTTAGTTGCATATCTTACTGCGTCTATACAGTGGTCATTGCCGTCAGGATATCCGCTTATAACATTGTCCTCTTTATCTCTCTCATATTCATAGTCTAAGAACTCCTGTGCTGCTTCAGGACATCTGATATTATCAATGACTATTTCTTTTAAAGACTGCAACCATTTGTATGAGTATTCTCTACTGCCCGGACCTTTTTCCGCTGCTCTTGCAAGTAGTCCATAAGCTTTATAATCGCCTATAGATTTATTTTCCGCACTGTCGCAAGTAATTATGTCATTGCCTGTAATGCCCATCTCAATGAGTGTATTCGCTGTCTGTTCGTTGCTCTGCTTGTTGCAAGTATATTCCTGCCAAATATATAATTTATGTTGTGCAGGCTCATAATGAACACGCACAAAGGCAAATAGATCAGGATACCAACCCCAGTCAACACCGTTTAGAATGTGGTCAAATTCTGCGATCTCTTCATCTGCTATCTGTCTTATAACCACATTATCAAATACCGAACCGCCTGCACCGTTAGCAACGCCCATATACTCATTTTCATAAGCGTCGGGATTAGTTTCCTTCAAGAATTCCGCTTCTTCAAGGAACGGTTTGCCCAGCCACCTAGCAGGCACTTGTAAGTAGTTACTTTCTATTACTGTTCTTGACTCCTTAGGCACCTTTATATATTTATTAGCCCAGTTATTTGAAGTCTTAGGCGGGTTAAACGACTTAAATATATAAGCCACATCACCACCACGGATAACGGACTGCTCTATCTTTCTTACTGATTCAGGACCTGCGAACTGGTCAAGCTCCTCAAACCATAAGATACCGATATACCCAAACGGCACCTTTATAGATTTAATCTTACCCGGATCGTCAGCACCTCTGAAATATATCTTTTGCCCTGTGCTTTTTCTTGTGATTTCCATAGGGCTAACAGTCGCATGAAACTCTTCCGTAAGCTCAAGGGCATCTATAGCCCACATAATCTGCTGGTATACAGAGCCTCTAAGCGTATCCGCTACCTGCCTCATAACTACAGCGTGCATATTATCGTTTCGCATTATCAAGTCTATAACTTGTAATGACACGAAAGAAGATTTTGTTGAGCCTCTTCCCCCGGGAAATACATACTCCGTATAGTTGTGTTCATGTATGTCAAACAAGACGGAAGCAAATACAGGAGCCACCATGCTCGCAGGTATTCCCGTATATTTTGTTCCTTGCGTACTTGAATCGTCAGGCTTTAATTTTTCGTTTTGTAGCTTTATCTGTTCTATCTTTATTTTCTGCTCTTTAATATCTAGTGCCGTCTTAGTCTGCCCTATTAGGTCCCTGACTTCTTTAAAGGCCGATACAGCATTCTTATTACCTGGATCCGCTGCTATATCTATCAGAGATTTAATCATCATTTCTGATATATCTCCGGTAATCATGCCCTCAGCAATCTTTCGCAAGTCCGCTTTTCTTCTCCTTGCAACTCCTGAAGCTTTACCGCCTTTTCTGCCACTTTCTCTTGCTTCGTCCTCGCTTCGCTCACTAAACGGTATTAAGTTAT